AAGTACTTTGGTTTCCATGCTGGTAAATGTCCAGCCTCGCAAATTGTGTCCTACCGCCTCCGCATCCGCTCCGCTTCCATCCGTTCGGCTTCCAAGATGTCGTGAATCAAGAGTGCATAGTTCAGAAACTCCACCGCCTTCATTGCGAAGATGGCCTCAAATTTCAGCACATCCTTGTTGGCCATCCGCCATACCACCATGAGCCAACCGTAGCCAGCAAGCGGGTTGGTTACGGGGCCTGCATCCCCTTCGTCAGGTGCTTGGAATAGTCGCTCAAAACTTTCAAGTAGGATTCTGAACTTAGCAAAAAAAAACTGACCACCCCCCAAACATCGCCAATCTTGGCGTTTGCTTTGAGCAGTTCGGCCCGCTCTTGGTGGGATGCCCCGTCGTATTTCTTGGGGAAGTAACCGAGGAAACCGCCCTCCCTGCAAAGGGTCGCCATGATGCGGTGAAGGTTTTGGACGAGTTTCTTTTCGTCGGTGGTATCGGTGTCCATCAGGTCTATCAACTGCCCCGCCGTGAGTTCATCGGTGAACACCGTCGGAATCCACCACTTGCCACCTGCTTTGAACCTCCGCCGATAAGCCAAGGTCGGCAGTTCGTTCCACTCGGCGATAATCGTCTTGTAACGCTTTGTCAGCCCCTTGGCGGGCATTTCTCGGACGAGTGATACATCTACCCCCTCCACTATCGCCACGACCCCTGCACGCTTGTCGTAGTCCGTCAGCACAGGGCTGAACTCCAGCGCAGCGATGCGTTGGAACTGGTCAATGGTGAGGTCTTGGAGTTTCATAGCGGATAGTTGGTGTAATAGCCATAAATCGCATCCCCGACCATCAAGTTGAGTTCGGGGTATCTTGATGCAACGATTTCGGGGGTAAGGTCGGGTTGATAGTGCGTTTCGTGAACATTGCCCTCCCATGTCCCCTGCTCGTACAGGTAAGGCACGGCAATCATGGCTCTTTTACTTCCAATTCGGTTTAGCAGGTCCCTTGCATCCTTGAGGGTTAGATGCTCAAACACATCGCCAAGAATCAAGTAGGTGTAGGGGCTGATGTCAAAATCCCGAATGTCAGCAATAAATAGTTCTTTGTATTTGGCCCGAAGGTTAAACCGTTGAACATACGGCTCGTAAATCTCAACCCCGTCCATCGTTATTTCGGGCAGTAGTTCCGCATAAGTCCCGCATCCAACCCCTATGTCAAGCACCTTGTCATCAGGTCGCAGGACTGACCGAATGTGTTCGGCGATTCGGTTCTTGTAGAATGGGTGCGAGTATGGCATGGTCAAAAGATTTTAAGGCCGTCCGCAATCTTCTTGGCGGTGCTAGCGTGGTTGGCTTTGTCAAGGTACTGCCTAAACTCCCAGTCCGCATTCAAGTCATCGGAGGTCAGGTAGTAGGGAAGATGCCTGCACTCGTAAGGTGCGACCATCCTTGCCCCTCCGATGACCACCCGCTGATAGCGTTCGTGATGGTAGAAGGCAAAGGTCGTGTCAACGGGTGCAAGTTGCAGGTCGTGGAAGTAGGGTTGGTTCTTGTAGCGTAGTTCTGCCTGTTGGAAGAACAGGGCATCGGCAGGAACATCGTCCGTCCGAATGCCAAGGCCGATTTTGTCCTTGACCGAGAACTTGACACCGTTAAACGGGTCGCCTTCCTCCTGTTCGTACATATAAGATTTTTCGGGTAGGTCATACCAAAGTTCCCGCATACGGAGGAGCGTGTCATCGGGTAAGGCTGAAAGGTCAAGGTCGGGGTCCGTGACGATGTAGTCAGGATAGCCCATGTCAAACAACTGCTGCGGGATTTGGGCCTGCCATGCTACGAGGTGGCCGAAGTTGCCGCCCGTGCGGATTACTGCAACCTCGTTGGCTTCCAATTTTAACTGCTCGTACCATTCCAGCGTGGGGCCGTAGGTGGAATCGTTGTCCACGATTAGAATGGGTCCAACCCCAGGCATCCGCATCAGTTTCTTGACCATCGCCTTCGGCCAAGTGTAGAGGTTGAAGTTGGTGATGATGACAGGGATTTTGGCCATGGCTAAAATGTGATGACGAACTTATCGGGCGCAGGCCATCCCTTGCAGGAGTTATAGACAGTCATGCCTTCCCGCTTCCCAATCCAATGCTCGGCTTGCCAGCGATGCTCCCTTACGGGTTCGCCCAGTTCCCGAATGTGGCTTGACTTGGCCCACCAAAAAGTCCCCGCAAAGTAGGGATACCCGTTGGGGTTGTTGTGGTCAGCGATTTGGGGGAACTCTTCCTTGGTCAGCCAGTAGGCTCCCACGCAGTCCACATTGGCGAGTTCTGCGATGGCCCGTTCCCATGCGACGATATTGAAGAACACCATGGCCCTGCACCAAAGTTGGTTTATCAAACTGGGGTCGGAACTGCCCTTGGTGTGGGCGTACAGGTAGGCGGCATCCTCGGTTTGGCTCGCCTTGTACATCTCGGTCAGCGTTGCTTGCTCCCAAGCGTTCGTGCGGGTGACCACTACCTTGATTTTGGAAGCCACGAGCGAGTTGTCCAAGATTTCCTTGACGACCTTCCGCTGGTCGGGAGGACCGACGATGCCGACACGAATCTCGTCCAACTGTTCAATCAATCCGTAATTGCAAAGGGCCATCATGTGTTGGTGCATGATGAGTTGCCATTGCCCGCCTCCGCCGCAGTAAATGTGGTAGTAGTGGATGAGTTTCATTGGGTGAATAGGAGGGTTAAGATGCAGCCGATGAAGACCAAGGCCAGCACGACCCGACCGATGGCCAAGGCGAGGTCAAGGAGGGATTCAAGGTTCATGCCCCAAAGTTACACCACAAGATACTTGCCCGAGTTGCTCACGGCCAATTTGTTGAGGGCCACATAGCGGAGCGCATCGCAGGCGTGGTTGTAGGAATCAATCGGGACCCCCGTGTCCTTGCCGTCCTTGTCCGTGGCCCAAGTGTACGAGCGGAGTTCTTTTATCAGGTTCACGGAATCCTTGGTCACATGAAGGTTAAACCGCTTGACCACATCTATCCCCTGCCTGACCGAATCGGGTCCCTTGGATGCGGGCTTGATATTGAATCCGAGGCGGTAGATTTCCTCGATTGACTTCGGTTCTGCTGAATCGGCCACAATTTCCCACGCCCTTGTAATGCCGAACTCTTTCAGTCGGACGGCGATGTCGGAGTTGGTCAGCCCCCTGTGATATAGCAGTTCGTGGATGAACAAGTCGTCCCCCCTGCGGTACACGGCGACCAAAGCGGTAGGGTCCGTGCTGAACCCCCAGTCAAGCCCGTAGGCGACGAATTTCATCGTGGATGGGTCTATACCCTCAACCACCGTGTAATCGCCGTAGATAGCCCCTTGTAGCGTCCCGACTTGGCCCAACCCGTACACCTTCCACCAGTTCGCCCAATAGGCCGAATGCTCCGCTTTGGCTCGGTTTAGTTCGATGTCGTTGCGGATGGTATCAGGCAGGGCCTCGTTGTCTTGGTAGGTCAGGATGAGGAACTCCGCATCCTTTTCGGGCAAGACCTCGGTATGCGCCCAAAATTCGTGGGTGGGGTTGAAGTCGATGTAGATTTCTTGGCTGGTACGGATGGCCAACTGGTAGTACGAGTCAAAGTCAATATTGTTGGCCTCGTTGATGTAAAGTACCTGCCTCCTTGCCCCTCGGAGCCGTGCTTCCGAATCAGCCGAAAAGAACTCAATCGTGGACCCGTTGGCGAAGTTGTACTGCAGGAGGGTTTTGTTCCAGCGGTCGGGAACCCACCTGTGGGTCCATTGCATGATCTTAGCAAAGTCCTTGATCGCTCCCCGTCGTAGGTGAGGGACGGATTCGGACACGACCGATATTTCCGACTTGGGGAACCGAGCGGCGTGGTCAATCAGCACCGCAAGGATGCCGAAGGTTTTGGATGCGCTCGTTCCGCCCTGTATCACCTTCTTGCGAGCGGTCATCGCCCGAATCTTCTTGATGGCGGTGGTGTACTTAAAGTCCATCCCCGAATAGGGGTTGCTCAATCGTGATACTCGTTTCCTGCTTTTCCACCAAGCCATTCAACCGCTGGGTGATGGAGGGGTTGTAGATGCCCGCCATACCTCCCTTGATTTGGTCGGCTCGGATGGCTTCCTTTATGCGCTGGCAGATTGCGGTAAATTCTTCGTATGCTCCCCCTTTGTTGTT